TGGCAGTTCACACGGTCACGATCACCCCGATGGCTACTCGCAACAGCTACGGCGAGTTGGCCACCTCGGGCACGGCCCGCACGGCCAAGGCCTATGTCGACCCCGGCGTGACCTACAGCGACACGGGCCAGGTGCTGGAGACTCACCGGCCGGTCACTGCCACGATCCTCGACACGAGCATCCTCGTCACCGACCAGATCACTCTGCCGGACGGGACAACGCCTGAGATCGTCAGCGTGGCGGTCTACGACTTCGTCGATGGCATGGAACACAGCATCGTGAGATTCTCATGAGGCGCTCGGTCCGCAAGCAGGGGTTCAGCATGGACATCGACACGGACGGCTTCGACCGTCTGCTCTCGATGTCGACGATGCACGAGGTGGCGGTTGGTACCTACATCGAGGGCGAGAAGATCATGACCGACTCGAAGCAGAACTATGTCCCGGTCATCACTGGCAACCTGCGCAACGCCGGGACAGTCCTGCCTCCTGAGTTCACCTCCAACAGTATCAAAGTGACCTTGACCTTCGACGCTGGTGTGGCTCCCTATGGCTACGTCGTCCATGAGCGTCCAGCCACTGTCGGTCAGGGCATGAACAAGTTCTTGGAGAAGCCCTTCCTCGCTCACCAGAACAGCGTGCCGATCAACGTCGGCAGGTACCTCGCCTCCCGCATTCCTGGCATCGTGGCGGGGGCGACAGCGCCTCAGAATGCCTGGCAGGCCTACCAGAACACTGGAGGCACCGGCGATGCTACTGGATGAGATCGGGGCTTACCTCGACACCAATGTGGCAGCACTGACGCTGGGCACGAACCTGTTCCTGAGTCGGATGCTGGAGACACCTGATGTTGCCGTGGGCCTCTACAACTCAACCGCTGCACCACCGACCTACTACATGGGCGGGGACGGCAACCCCGACCTTGAGTCGCCTCGCTTGCAGGTGCTGGTCCGGCACACGAGCTACAGCGCTGGCCAGTCGATGGCCTACGACATCTTCACGGAGCTGAACCAGATTGTTGGCTCGACGCTCACCGGCACGCACTACCTACGGGTCGCTGCTGTCGACTCGCCCACGTTCCTTGAACGAGACCGTAACGACCGGCCGATCTTCACAGCCAACTACGACGTGCTCAAGGAGCTGAGCTAGAGATGGCCGACCCCTATGGTGAAGGTCAGCTTGTCGACTTCCATCCTCGGTGCTGGCGGTGCCAAAAGCTATTGACCGAGTACGCCACCCGGCCATGGCGGGCCAAGTGCGTCAGGTGCAAGGCTGTGAACCAGGCAGGCGATGTGCCGCCCGGTGCTCCACCGGCCAATGCCGTCGGCCCGGCTCCCATCGAGAGTGCAAGTCGGCAAAGAAGCTGAGACTTACATTTGCAAGTGAGCCAGTGTAGGGTGCGAAATACAACCTCGTGACCCAGTGTCCCCGTTGGAGTAGACGCTCGTGGCCTGGTGCCCTGTCGTGATTGCTTCACGGGACACCTATGCACTCGGAGCAATTCATGGCAAGCAAAGCAGAAGCGTCGAAGTCGAAGCCTCAGCCCAAAGGGCCGACGGCTCCTCCTGCGTTCTGCGCCAATCGTCTGATCGAGGTCAACGGCGAAGAGTTCGGTGCTGGTGACGAGATCACTGTTCCATTTCCTGACCTGGCTACCGAAGAGCGGTTCCTCAGTCGGGGCGACATCGGGAAGTTGAGCTGACATGGCATTCATCCACGGCAAGAAGACGGCGGTCTTCCTCGGTGAGTACGACTTCTCCCCTGTCCTTCGAGAGGCCAGCGTCACTGCCTCGGCCAACCCGGTCGATGTCACCACGTTCGCTGATGCTGGCTCAGCCAACCTCAAGGTCTACGGCCAGGGTCTCAGTGACGGTTCGATCTCGATCAGTGGCATGTGGTCCAATAGTGACCTCGACCCTGATGTCGATGCCAGCCGTACTGCGGTGGCCCCTGATGAGCAGGTCAAGGCATGGGAGTTCGCTGGGACCGAGTTCCCCTGCCTCATCGCCAGGAACACCACAGCGACCACAGCGGCCCCCAGTGGCATCCTCGTCCCTGACCTGACTCCTTGCACGATGATCACCGGCCTGGTCGAAAGCTGGAACGCCAGTTCACCAGTGAACGATGTCGTGGCCCTCGATGCCGAGATCATGGGCGCTTCGACCAGTACCAATGTTGTCGGCGGCACACCGATGCTCGGCTACTCCATCTGCCACAACTACGCCGACAGCGACAACACCACGGCCACCTCGACCCCACTGGTGTGGAATAGCGAGTCGGGTGCCAAAACGACCAGCTGGGTTCAGGTCAGTGGCACCAACGCCAATGACTATGGCGCTGTCATCTCTGTGCATGTCCTCGACAACACGATGGACCAGAACGTCGCCATCACGATCCAGCACAACACCGCCGACCCTGGCACCCCCGCCGAGTTCGGGACTGACCTGCTCTGGCCGACCTCTGGTCGGTTGGTTGCAGGTGCGATCGGCTCCAAGTCCGTGGCCTACAACCCCGGCACCAACAACACCGATGGCTACTGGCGGCTGACCTGCACGCCTGCGGCCTCGGCCAGTGGTGAGCTTTCCATCATCGCTGCTGTCTGCATCCTCAACACCCAGCTCTTCACATAGGAGATTCCCAATGGCATTCCAGCATTCCAAGGCGTCGACCTTCACCTACAACAGCGTCTTGCTGGCGGGTGTCGATTCGGTGCAGTTCAGCAACTCGGCCGATCCGGTCGACGTCACCGGCATCGGAGACACGGCCAAGAGCTACATCTCCGGCATCGGTGATCGCAACATCTCCCTCTCGGGCACCGTCGACCCCGCCAGCGGTGAGGCTTCCATCACCATGTGGAATGCCTTCCAGGCTGGTTCGGCCTACACCTTCGCCTACAGCCCTGACGGAACCATCGAGTACGGCGGCGACGGCATCGTCACCCAGTACGACGAGTCGTCCAGCGTGGGCGACAAGGTGACGTGGAGCGCCGAGATCCTCGTGACCACGGCCGTCACCCGAGCCTGATCTCCAAACCCAACCCAGTAGAAAGAGTGTCCATCGTGACCCTACGTTCAAGAATCCTCGAAGCCGACGACATCGGCAAGAAGCTCGTTCACGTTCCCGAGTGGGACGTGGATGTCGAGATCCGCACCATGACCGCTGGCAAGCGCAGCGAGATGATGAAGGCGGCGACCGACGACGATGGCAACATCGACGTGGCTCAGCTCTGGCCGATGATCATCATCGCCACGGCCTACGACCCCGAGACCAACGAGGCGCTGTTCACCAGTGCCGACATCGACGCCCTCAAGGAGAAGTCGGCCGCTGCTGTCGAGATGCTCGGTGGCGAGGCGATGGCCATGTCCGGCATGGGTGGTGACCCGGTTGATGAAGCGGGAAAAGCGTCTTAGAGGACCCCGAGTTCCGGTACCTCTTCGTGCTGGCCGAGAGGCTCGGTCGCACGGTCGAGGAGCTGGTGTGGGGTTCTCCTGCTCACCGGCCCCTGGCGGCTGACGAGATGATGGCCTGGGCTGGCTACGACAAGATCAAGGCGTGGGAGCACGAGCGAGCCGTCAAGAAGGCCAAGCGGTAGGGAGGTGAAGTGTGGCAACCGTTGCAAGTCTTGAAGCTCAGCTGACCATCGAGGTCAGGCAGTTCCAGAGCAACGTCAATGCTGCCGCCCGCACCTTCGAGGACGGTGCCAAGCGCATCGAGCAGGCATCCAGCCGCACCTCCAAGGCCGTCTCCAAGCTCCAGCAGTTCATCGGCCAGGGCATGAAGGCAGCGGTTGGTATCGGCCTCGGCACGATCATGCTCCGTGGTGCGGCCAACATCCGCAACGTGGCCAAGGCAGCTGTCATGGGTGCGGGTCGCATCGAGCAGATGGACGCCGTGCTCGTCCAGATCGGCAAGACAGCAGGCTGGACCGCCAAGGAGATCAGCAACCAAGTCCAGGGCATCAGAGACGCTGGCATCGAGTACGGCATTGCTCAGCGCACCCTTCAGGACTTCATCCGCTATGAGCTGGATGTTGCCAAGGCCACCGACCTGGCTCGGGTGGCGCAGGACGCCGCCGTCCTGTCGAACAGCAACTCCTCGGCCACCCTTGAGCGGCTCATCTACGGCATCAGCACCCAGAACTCGCTGATCCTCAGAAACGCCGGTTTGCAGGTCCAGGCCGGTCAGGCCATGGGCGATTATGCCGACAGCCTCGGTATCGCTCAGGACCAACTCACCGGCAGCCAGCGCACTCAGGCAGTCTTCAATGCGGTGCTCAAAGAGGGCACCCAGATCAACGGTGCTTACGAGACCTCGCTCAAGAACCCAATCAAGCAGCTCGGTTCGCTCAAGCGAGTTCAGGACGATGTCGCCAACAACCTCGGCAAGGCCTTCTACCCGGTGTTGGTATCTGTCGTCAACAACGGACTCACTCCTTTCTGGAAGTCGCTGTCGAAGGCGACCGAGGAAGGGTCTAGCTTCAACCGAGCCATGTCCGACCTGGGGCAGGACGTCGCTGATGTCATCGACACTCTGATCGAGTGGGCGCAAGGGCCGGGTGGCGAAGCCTTTGCAGATATCGCCAGCTCCATCCTTGATATTGCCAAGCAGCTCTCAGTCTTCAGCCTTTTGTTCAAGGAGACTGAGGCGCTCGACAAGGCCCTCGCCGCTACTGCGACCTCCCTCAAGATCATCGCCCAGATTCTGGAACGGATCAGCCCGCTCGTGCAGGGCTGGGTTGTCCTCAAGGTCTTCAACCGGCTCAATAGGACCACGACGGTGCTGGCCGACGGCACCAAAGTGCTCGGGACTCACACCGCTGCACTGACGACTCGGATGGCTGCTCTCTCAGGAAGCCTGCGAGGTGCTGCTGCCTCGGGCACGCTCATGTCCTCGTCGCTGACTGCCATGAAGGGTGCAGCGAGAGGACTGCTCACCAAACTCGCTCCTCTCGCTGCCGCCTGGGCAGCGTTTGAGGTTGGTAAGGGAGTTCTCAGGCTCTTCACGGATGAGACCTGGGACGCAGAAGAGGCGCAGCGTTCGCTGGGCCGGGTCATCGACGGCAACGTCGAGTCGATCAAGGAGTACCAGGACGCAGTCAGGGACTGGCTTACGACGAGCAGCGACTCTTCCTTCAGTGGCAACATCATCGAGCCGGGTGCCTTTGATGTGAGTTGGGACGACTGGATTCCAGGTGAGGAATGGGTCAACAACGCCATCGACGGTCTCTTCGGGACCAGCCTGTTCCAGGAAGGCAAGGCCCTCAACGATGTCTTCGATGAGTGGGCTGACAAAGCCAAGGTCTCTCGCCAGGCCATTGACTCGCTGACCATCTCCTTCCTGGAAGGCAGGACAACGACTGACGAATACCGGGCTACCATCGAGCGGCTCACTGGCCTGGACATGGACGAGAGTGCCATCGCGGCACTCAACAAGCAGGCCAACGCTCTTCGTGACACGTTGCGAGACGACTTTGTTGGTCGGCTGCTGAGCCAGTCGACGGACCTCGCAACCCTGGACTTCGGCCTGCGACAGCTGGATATTGACCCACAGCTTGCAGGGCTGAGAGTCGACCCTCGGCTGCCGCAAGTTGAGCTGTCTGACTCTGGGCGAGTGGCAGCTGAGCAGGCGATCACAGAAGCAATCAATGGCCAGTACCTCTCGTACCAGGATCTGCTTACAGCGCTGGAAGCGACACTGGCGTATGAAGTTGAAAACAAGCGGCTCAGCGAAGAAGCAGCTGCCGCCATCTTGGCGGAGGCTGAGGCAGTTCAGACACTTACCGAAAAGCTGGACGCATCATCGGGTGGCTTCCGTGCGGTGCAGAAGAACCTCGTCGACATAGCAAAGGCTTCACAAGCCTGGGTTGACACCCTCGAAGAAGTTCGCTCAGGGGAGTTGAGTGCAGCGGATGCCACTGGGGCGTTGGTCGCCCAGATGTCGACCCTTGTTGACGCTGCCCTAGCAACTGCTGAGGCACAGGCACAGGCCGCTGAAGGTGGCTATGACGCTGCCAACGCTGAGGCCATCTTCAAGGAAGAAGTCGAACGCTCTATCGGCCCACTCCTTGAAGCAGCAGCGGCGGCTGGTCTTCATGTCGACAAGTTGCGGGCAGTGCTGGAAACCCTCACTGACCTCGATGGCAAAGTTGCCCAGGCGGCAGTGCAGATCAGCTTGAAGGTCGGCGGGGACCTTGACACCCTGAAAGAGTTGCAGTCGTTCCTCATTGACATGAGTACGAGCGATATATTCCCCACCGACTACACCACTGAGATTCGAGCAGTCACCGCCCTTATTGCTTCGCTTGAATCTGCTGGCCAGGCCATCAAGCTCGGCCCTGACGGCGATCGCAGCAGTGGCAGAGCCAAAGCGCCTGAGCCGACCTATGGCGGCATGACGAAGGCGCAATGGGACGAGATAGCCGAGGCCATGGAGCGGGCCAACAACGCCGGTCGTGAGGCCGCTGGTGCCACTTCACAAGGAGTGGGTATCATCGTCGGCGCTCTGCGGGCGCAGAAGACCTACAACGACCTCGTCCAAGATGCTGCCGACCTTCAGGAAGAGCGCAGCAACCTCGTCGGTGGGGAGATCGCTGAGCAGGAGAAGCTCGTCGAGACGCTGAAGGCCAAGGCTGCTGCCATCACTGCTGCCGAGCAGGTCGGCATCGAGAGTGCAGCCAATTCCCTGCGAGGGGCACGCCGCCAGTTCAACGTCGGCCTCATCACTGCTGCCGAGCTGAAGGTGGCCGAGGAGAAGTTGGCCGAGGCCAAGAAGGCAGCTACTGGCCCGACCGCCGAGCTTGAGTCGGCCGAGCAGAAGCTGCTGACAATGAAGGAGCGCCTCCTCACCATCGACGAGCAGATTACCGAGAATGCTTGGGCGCAGGTCGAGGCACAGGCTGCACTGGGAGTCGCCTTCGCTGAGGTTGCTGCCAACGTCGACCTCGTCCGTGAGGCTATGTCCAAGGTCGACCTCTCGAACATCCCCGGTGCGCAGGAGTTCATTGATTCCGTCCAGGCCACCGGTGGTGCAGCAGCGCAGTTCAATGTCGGCGGGCTGGTAGGCCTCACCCGAGGCGATGCCTTCACCCAGATTGCGAAGTCTCTCGGGTTCTCACCGGTCAACCAAGGCGATGCGTTCAACTTGCTCGCACAGCTTGGTATCGTCGGCATCGGCTCTGCGGCCAACCTTGGCTCTACCTTCACCGCTGAGCAAGCGGGGCTGGTCCAGGGGCGCATCGGCAACAACTCGGCCAGCATCACGATCTACGCCGGAATGGGCACCGACCCCACGGCTCTCGGGGACTCGCTCGTTGAAGCCCTGAAGCAGTGGACCGACACCAACGGCCCGATTCCGATCTCTGTCTCCACTGGCCCGACTGCCGGAGCCTCCTGATGGCGTACCCTGCACTCGAAGTAGTCTTCAGCGAGCACAACCCTGCCTCGTGGGACGGGTCAGACTGGAACTTCAGCACGGTCACCGCCGAAGGTTTCACTGAGTACGAGCCGTCCGAGTCTGCGACAGGGGTTCGTATCGACACCGACATCTTCCAGTGGAGCCTTCGTCGTGGGCGCACCGACGAGTTCAGCCAGGTGAGTGCAGGGGTCTTCTCAGCTTCAGTCCACGATGTTGCTCGTGACAATGTGAGTGCTGGCCACTGGTCGCTGTCCGAGATCGACAGCACCTACTCTCACTTTCGACGAGGGAACTCTCTGGACGGCAGCACCAACTTCAGCAACACCCACCTCGGGGCACCAGTTGTTGTCAAGGCTTGGACGTCGGCAGGCGAGGCAAGGACTGTCTTCGTCGGCAAGATCAACTCGTGGAAGACCGTGTACCACGAGCTGAGCCGCAAGAGCATCCAGTTCACTGCAACCGACGGTGTGGCCGACCTGGCCAAGGTTGGTCTGGGCGAAGGTGTCATGCGCAACGCCGACCTTCAGCCAATCGGCCTTGCTGCGTTCGATTACAGCAGCGATGTCTTCACCGCTGCCGGTCATGGCCTCGTGGGTGGTGAGATCGTTGAGCTGACTTCAACCGACCCTTTCAATGGGGCCTTCGCCACTGACACCCCGTACTGGGTGTCATACATCGACGAGGACACATTTAGGCTGCGCCCCTCATTCAACGGCCTACCAGTCGACGGCAATGCCAGTGATCCCACTTCTTTCTCCGTGGGGCAAGTTGTCACCCCGCCGACCTTCCCTGAGCAGCGCTCTGGCGAGCGGGTCGATGCCATCGCCAACTGCATCAACATCATGACCCGTGAGCCAGTGTGGCAAGGCACTGTTGCAGCTGAACGTGGCCACGAAGTCATGCAGGCCAACGATGAGCAGGGCAACGCCTGGGCCATGCTTAATCGGGTAGCCCGTTCTGAGTTCTCTCCCGGCCTCTACGTCACTCGTCAAGGAGCGCTGGCCTTCTACAGTCGGTACTCGACGGCTGTCGCCTCAGACGTCGTCTTCGGCACCACCACCAACGCCAAGATCATCGCCTACGAGGCACCCGATGTCATGGACCGTGTTTACAACCAAGTGACCTTCTACCGCACCGACCCTGACGGAGTGCTGGGTGGTGTTCCCGAGAAGGCCGAGTCGGCAGAGTCGCAGGCGAACTTTGGGATTCGTGAGTTGACTTGGTCGAACCTCTTGAACCGCACCGAGTCCAGCGGCAGCTTGTCCTTGGCCAACATGGCCGCTTTCCTCGTCGACTTCTACTCTCACGACGACGCCGAGGCGCTGGGGGAGTTGTACTTCACGCCGGTCAAGGTCTATGTCGACGCCCTCACGGCCGACGAGCAGCTTGACGTCTTTGAGCTGGACATCGGCCACACGGTCACGATCGAGAATGGCACCGATGACATCGTGCAGACGATCAACTCGATCCAGATGTCCGGCTCTCCCGGCAACGTCTGGGAGATTCAGTTCGGCATGACCAAGTCGTGGAACTTGGCCGATGCTGACTACGCAAGAGTGGGAGAGGCAGCGGCCGGGTATGCGACAATCGGCCCGACTGGCACAGCCAAGGTGGCACCAGGATGAGCACGAAAGAGGTAGATCATGGGTAGCGGCTGGCTTGACTGGCAAGACGACGACGTAATCACCGAGTCGTCCATCCAGGCGTACTTGCAGGATCAGGTGGTGATGGTCTTTGCTGACACCGACGCTGCCGACATCGCAATCGGGGGTGCCAAGGCCGAGGGCATGGTGGTCTACTCGACCGACGAAGAGGCCCTGTACGTGTCGATCAATGGCACCACCGGGTCAGCCAACTGGAAAGAAGCCGCTGGCGGTACCACGCTGTACTTCGGCGGCGTCGGCTCTACCAACTACATCCAGCTCGACGATGCCGGTAACTACTACTCGATCTACTCGGACGACACCGAGTTCGTCCGCATGGATGCCGACACCGGAGTCTCGTTCCTGCCGACCAAACTCCATCTCGGGTCGATCAGCGGGAGCGAATACTTCTTCTGGAGCGCGGCCGGAACGAACTTGGAGACCGCTGACGGCCTCGGCGTGTACGTCTCAGGGGCGACCGTGATGACGTGGGTCCACGACTCGGCGTCCGGTAACCGTGGCTTCACGATGGGCGAATCGAACGACGGCATCTTCTACGAGGCGGCCTCCGAGCAGATGGAGTTTCACGTCAGCAACGGGACTCACGGAACTCCGACGATCCGGTTCAAGAGCGGCGGCATCCACCTCCAGTCAGGTTCGGCCGCGAATCCTGCGGTCAACTTCGGTCTCGAAACAGGAGCGGACGACTACGGCATCTACTACAACTCCGGCGCAGGCGGACTCGTCTCGACGTCGATCAGCGGCACCGAAGTTCTGCGGGTCGGTTCGACCGGAACGATCCCGGTCGTCTCTCCGACCCCGGCTTCCGGCACGTCGTGGGTCGTCGGCACCTTCGGTGAACTTCGGAAGGCGTCGTCCTCGATGCGGTACAAGCGGGCGACCGGTGGCGAGCAGATCCCGCTCGAAGCGGTCGACGCTCTCGCAGACGCAGTGATCGCGTACCGGTACATCGAGGACGAACGACTCGGAGTCGACCGAGAGTTCGTGTCGCTCATCGCGGAGCCAGCCGCGGACGTCGACGGTCGTCTCGTGTTCTGGTCCGACGACCCCGAAACCGGGGAACCTCGACCGGAGGACATCAGCGACCGGACCCTCACTGGTCTCCTCATCCGGTCCGTCGCAGACCTTCGGAAGCGAATTGCTGACGCCGGTATCGCCTAAGCTCCGAACCATGACCCCGCCGAACCAAGAAGACGAAGTACGAGAAGCTGTCCTTCGAGAGTCGATCCTCGCTCCGAACGAGGTCGTCGGGTGGCTCTCACGGAACCACCCGGACTGGCTGGAGACTGCGACGCTCGGAGCGCGGGGCGACAAGCTCGCGAGGATGCTCGTCGAGGAGCGCACGAGCAGCGTCATGGAACCGCCTCGGCCGCTCGGTCACAAGACCTCGAAGCTCGGTGCCCAGGACGAGGCCGGGTCGTGAACTACCGCCCGGAGTCGTCCCGTTCGCTCGCCTGAAGGCGATCGTTGAGGATGACTGAACTCGATCGTGGCGGTCCAGTGTGCAAGTGTGTAAGAATGGCAGTAACTGTTGAGGGCCGACTATGATAAACCGACTGAAGCTCTGGGCTGACCGAGTCTTCCTAGGCGACCATGACGAAGCACTGGCCAGTGAGAAGGCCATCGCCGCTGAAACGCCAAAGCCCATGCCCCCGGCTGAGATCGTCGAAGCCTTCCGTGCAGTAGAGGGCGTTTGATGCACGACGTCGTCATTCACTTGGGACACTGCAACCGCACGAGGGGTGCCACCGGCACGTCGGGCATCTACCAGGGCGAGCGCCGTAGCGAGCAGGCCTTCGTCAAGGCAGTCGGCTACCCCCTGGCCGAAGAGCTTCAGCGCCTCGGGATTGATGGCGTCACCAAGCTTGCCGACGAGTCCCTCCCCCGCTGCGAGGTCTTCGTGGCCCTGCACCAAGACGGCTCGACCAGCTCATCGGCACGAGGAGCTTCTGTCGGCTACCCGTCGATCGGCCAGAGTGCCACGCTCGCCAACCTCTGGAAGGCCAACTACGCCCTTCAGGGGTGGCCCTCCGGCTTCAGGGGTGACAACTACACGAAGGCCCTGCGGAACTACTACGGCTTCCGCCGGGTCCACGCCGACGAGAAGTTCCTCGTCGAGCACGGGTTTGCCACCAACGCCACCGACCAGGCGTGGATGTGGGGCAACCTCGACAAGGTCATCCGCTCGCACGTCGACACGCTCACTCAGTGGTTTGGCGTCAACCCGACACCACTACCACCCGCCAGTCAGGAGAACAACATGGGAGTCCGCTACGAAGTCTTCGATGACCCAATCGCCAAGAAGGCGTGGGCCATGTGGGGGCCGATCGACAAGCCCTACGTCGATGTCTACAGCAAGTACGTCGCCGGTGGCGAAATTGTCCCCAAAGGCTGGTACGGAGTCCGTGACGCCGTGGCCGCTGGCACCATGATCCAGGTCGGCTGATGAGCGACTACGTCGTCTCTGCCATCCGCACCGGAGTTCCTGTCGTCATCGGCTGGCTGGTGTTCACGGTCAACAACTGGATCGAGCCGCTCGGGGTCGAGGTCGACACCGAGACTGTCGCAGGTCCGGTCATCGGTGCGCTCATCTGGGGGTACTACCTCCTGGCTCGATGGCTGGAGCAGAAGTACCCGCAGATCAAGTGGCTCGGGGTCTCCTCCACGCCGTCATACGACCGTTGACGACTCCCCAATGTTCCCCGAGCGCCTACGAAGGGCGACCTTCCTCGTAGCTGCGGTTGCAGCATTCGGTGTCGCTGAACACGGGGCACGGTAGTGAGGAACCTACTGACGGCCCTGCTGATCGTGTCGTCGTGGTCGTGGTCGTGGTCGGGTGACACGCTCCGCAAGCTCGATGAAACCAGGAAGCTTACTGAGCATGAGTGAGCTTGTCCGAGCGGCGTACCAGTCCGCTGTCGCCATCACCCTCGTGGGCATGGCCCTGTTCGGGCAACTCACCGAGGCAGTCGACGTTCCTGCCAGCGAGTGGATCACGGCTGGCGCTGGGTTCGTTGGCCTTGTCGCCATCGGTCAGATGGTGCGGGCCATTGCCAAGACCGATTCACAGAAGACCGATGTGATCGAGACCCTTCAGAAACAATTGAAGGCTGTCCATGAGGAGAACCGCTTGCTGCGTGAGGAGATTCACGGCATGCTCAATGCGACGAAGCAGGAAGAGGACTAGTCGTCGGCCAACTCGAACGGGATGAAGGTCTTCGTCTCCAACACGAGTTGCTGCTGCTCTGAGGCCCACGCCAAGCAGATGTTGTAGGTGGGGCTGTCGAGTCTGGCGTAGACATCTCGGTACTCGTCCGACATGCTGACGCTCTTCTCCTTGCGAGCAGTCCGCAGGAAGGCACCCAGGAGCATCCGAGACATCCTCTGGGCGTCAGTCATGGGGCCAAGCCTCTCACAACCCGAAGGACGCCGTCAGCACCTCGCCTGGCACGCTGCCGGGGTCCTCGCCGTCGGGCAGTTCAATCACATGGCAGGAGCGGCCCAGCGCCTCGGTGAGGTGGAAGTTGAGCAACCGGCCTGCATCGTCACCATCACCGAGGGCGTAGTAGGACGAGCACCCAAGCCCGAGCAGGATGCCAACTTGGCGCTCGCTCACTACTGAACCCAGAACAGCTACAGCAGGAATGCCGAGTGACCAGCAGCGCAGGGCGTCAATCGACCCCTCAGTGATGGCAATCCTCGGATGCAGCTTCGCCTTGTGTGCTCCGTAGAGCATCAGCTGCTTGTCGAAGCCTGCCGGGTAGAGGTAGCGAGGCTCGGCCTCGGGGTCAAGGAACCGGCGCACCACCCCGTGGTAGTGCCCACCGAGGGAGCGCAGCGGGATTGTCATGGCGTAGCTCAAGATGTCGTAGCCCAACTCAAACTCTTCGACCACCTCGTCGGTGATGCCTCGCTCGGCCCAGTAGTCGCTCGGCATCTTGAAGCGTTCCAACTCCCGCTCAGAAGTCACGATCATGCCACTGATGTCGATGCGCTCTTCGTCGAGGCGGGCCTGCTGGAGCTTCACCATCTGATCCCGCACCCAACTCGTCGAGATGTCACGAGTTTGCTTTTGGCGCACCAAGGGTTCGTCAGGCGATGGGATGTCGAGCTGCTTGGCGATCTTGCTGATGTGCCCTCCTGCCCCACATGAGAAGCAGGTGAAGACTCCCTTCTTGAAGTTCACGTACATGCTCGGGTTCGAGTCCGCATGGAACACGCACAGGCACTGGGCTTCGCTGCCGCTGATGTTGTCGGGCTGGAGGTACTCCTCGACCCACGATCTGATGTCGCTCACAAGCCCTTCTTCCCTTCGTCGCCCGCTTCGGCCAAGTCTTCGTCAATGAGGTCACGAGCCACGTCGCCACTGATCTCGATCATGCGCCCGGTGTTGGGAGCGAACTCGACGTAGAACATCCCACCATCCTGGCCATGGCGATACTTGGCCAGCTTCATCTTCAGCACCCGTTTCGACTGCTGCACCATGGTCACTACGGCGTCGGCGTCCTGGCCGATTGCGTCAGCGCCTGCCAGTGTCTCGGCTCCTGGTGGGTCACTGCCCCGAGAGGTGTGCCCAGCTCGGTTGAGTTGTGCCATGGCCACGAGGGGGACCTCGTAGCGACGGGCCAATCCCTTCATCTCGGCTGAGAGGTCAGCGATGTGCTGCCAGTCTCGGCTGCCGTCGCCCCCTGAGTTCATCAGGGTGATGTAGTCGACATAGACGATGTGGGGCCGGTTGCGCTCAATCTGGGCAGCGATGGTCGCCGGGCTGACTCGCCCTCTCGACGTGTCGTTGACGAACATCTTGCCCGGTGCTCGGTCGGGCAGCGTCTCGACGAACCGGTGGTAGGCGATGAGGTCGAGAGCCTGAGACCCTTGCATGAGGTCAAGCGCCCTGAACTGCTCGGGGCCGTACTCTCTCGACAAGAAGGTGTGCGCCCTGATGCCGACCTGGGCACGAGACTGCTCCAGAGCGTCGTACTGGACCGTGTAGTTGTGAGCCACCGCCGTACAGGCCATGCGTACCCCAGTCCACGTCTTGCCCTGCCCAAGCCGAGCAGCGATGATCCAAAGGTCGCCGGGCTGAGGCCCACCAGTCCAGAGGTCGAGCGAGGGGAAGCTGGTCGGGATGCCTGCCATGCCTCGCTCCTTGGTCCGCTTCCACCGGGCGCTGACGTCATCGAGCACCGTCTCGTAGTCCCCGATGATCTCGGACTCGTTGGTCCCACCGGTCACCTGGAGCTGGAGCTGCATGACGTCGTGAGCGGCAGTCTCCAGCAGGTCGTCTGATGGCGAGCCGTCCCCGATCATGCCGAGGAGCTTCTCGATCGTGTCACCCATGGACCGCTGGACGTGGGACTCCTTCAGAAGCTTGAGCACCGGCTCGACGTTGTCGACCTTGATGACATCGAAGCTCGGGAACCGATTCTTGAACAGCGGCTTTGGCGGGGTCTCAAGGTGGTTGCGGATGTGGTCCTCGATCCACTTCCACTCCTGCGAGTAGCTGTGGAACCATGAGGCGTCCACCCCTGCGAGTGCTGCTGTCTTGCGGTCGCCACTGCGGATCACGGCGCTGATGAAGGCGATCTCGTCACTGCCTGCCATGGATTCTCCCTTCGCCGGTGAGCGACCCTAGCCGACGAGCACTCGTCATTCCACCATCGTTCAGCGCAATAGCCTTGGCGCAGAGAGTTGCTAGCCTTGAAAGTCATGTAAGTGTGCAAGTGTGCAAGTGAAAGACTTGCAAGTTGAAACGAACCATACTAAATTACTAGTGGAGGTCGGGGGAGGTCCCGGCCGGAAGAAGTCCCTTGAAAACAGAAGAGACGGAGATGGGTCGGTTCCCACGGTTCCAACCAATTCCCTCAGCCCCCACGAGGCCCACCGGTGACCCACTTGGCACCACAGGGCGGGAGGCAGCGGGACACGCAGCCGGTTTGAGGGCTGACCCACTCGAAACAACGACTAAAGACTTCGGGAGCTGGCCATGAGCGCCACTCCCACCCACGGAGCAGGACTGAGTCTGGGCTACGGCCCCTCATAACGGCAACTCCTCCTGCTCCCATGTTCTCGCCTGACCGGGTCGGTCGATGATGGGAGGTTCGATTCCTCCCTCGGGCACGAAAGAGATTCCCGCAAGGAAGGTACCGCAAGTAGCGGTGCGGGACAGGCAGTCGGCCCACCCGGCTGCCGGAATCCGACCGGTCAAAGGAGAAGGACGAAATGGGAATCTGCAAGTGCCACGGATGCAAATCTTGGAAGCGCAAGGTCACTAAGCCGGTGCGCCCACGGAAGTTCCCCAGCGACGCTGCGGTCAGCGCAGGCGTCAAAGCTGGAACGGCGAGGGTCCACGCCAAGTGGGCCAAGGTCTGAGGAGGCCACATGCATAGCAACATCGGCCACGAGCCGATCCGCTTCCCCGAGGGGGGCGGTACAGCCACCCGCTTCAGCGTCAACCCCAACTGGTCACGCCGAGGCGACAACACCAAGTACAAGGAGAAGAAGTGAGCAAGGTCACCTACACCATCAAGGTCCCTGTTGTCACAACGTGGGCCACTGGCGCTGCTCGTGGTACCAGCACTCGGACCTTCGAGATCGTCGAAGACGCCACGGTCCTCGGAGGGATGCGAGCCATTGACGCTGCCGTCGAGGAGTGCAACTGGTACGAGGACAAGCCCCCGACCATCAGCCCCAACCCAGTCGAAGAGGGTTGGCCGCTCAGCTAGCCAGTACGCCAGTCCCCCTGATTGGCGTCATTGGCAAATCAATACTACGGTAGGACCGAAAGGAGAGTTCGCATGAGTAACCCACGAATCGACATCCACCGCCCGACAACGGTGGACCCCGGCGCATACGACTACTGCGGGGCCTTCTACGTCGGCCCTTCGACCTGGATGGCTGAGGCCTACCGAGGCGACCGGCCCAACGACGAACTCGCTGACATTCTCGGCGTGCCTGTCGGCACTGTCGACGTTCTCGACTATCTGGTCGAGGGCAACTTCAAGAGCAAGGGCACCTGCGATCACTGCGGTGCCCGCTTTCACCATGGCGTCTTCATGTGGTTCCGCCCCCGACACGAGGTCATCGCTGTCGGCCACACCTGCGCTTACGAGACCTTCAGCCTGGACAGCCGGGCTGCGCTGCTCCGTAAGCGGGCTGAGAAGGCCCACAAGGTCGCCCGAGAGGCTGAGGCCATCCGAGTGAAGGCCGACGCCTTCAAGGCCGCACACGCCGCCGAGGTCGCTCACCTGGAAGAGTTCAGCGTCGAACACGAGGGCTGGAAGCCCTACGGCGACTTCTACGCTGACGTGTTGCGCCGGATCGACCGCTACGGCGATGTCTCCGAGAAGACCATCGAGGCCGTGCGCCGAGGCATGGTCCGAGACCCTGAGATGCGTGCCCGCCGCCTGGCCGAGATGGCCGAGGTCAAGGCCACTGGGGTCAAGGTCCCCGAGCGCCGCCTGGTCATCACCGGCGAGGTTCTCAGCGTCAAGTGGAAGGACAGCTACTACGGCGGGGCCTTCAAGATGCTGGTCAAGGACGACCGAGGCTTCAAGGTCTGGGGCACTCGCCCCGACAGCCTGGCCGCCAGCATCTTCCACTTCATGGTCGAGGACGGTGTCGACGAGTGGGCCAACAAGCCCGAGGTCAAGCCTGGCGATCGCATCCGCTTCACTGCCGCCTGCGAGCCGTCGAAGGACGACGACTACTTCGGCTTCTTCAAGCGGCCGACCAAGGCCGAGGTCATCGAGCGCAAGTTCGACGACGACGCCAAGGAAGACGAGAACTTCGCCAAGGTCGCTGCTGCCAGCAAGGCCTACTACGAGGCCAAGACATCATGACATCACGAAAGGAAGACACCATGAGCAAGAAGTTGTCCTACGAAGAACTGGTGGACCTCTACCGGGCTGCGCTCGACATCGCCGTCGCCTTGTCCGCAGAGGCCTACGACGGTGACCCATGGCCTGACACTGTCGAGGCACTGGAGGCGCTGGAGGCCTTGCCCAACGTGAGCAAGGAAGGGAACGTCAGGGCTGGCGGTTCATGACTCGCACCTGCTGGAAGTGCGGCGGCAAGCTGACCGTGAAGACCATCCGCTGGGGCCGTGACAAGGACCCGACACCATGGTTCATCCACGCCCACGGCACCCCGGTGTGCAAGAGTGCAAGCAAGAGTACGAATTGAAGGTAGAGTAAATACCTGCTAGGTTGCTCATGGAGCGGTTGGCACCGACTCCCCGAGATCACAAAGGAGACAAGATGACAAACCATCCGCTAGCGCACTTGGTGCCCAACGCCAGCTACGCCAGCAAGTACTTCACCCGAGAGCACAACGGGGTGAAGGACTTGG